ATCCGCATTTTACTGCCGCTGACGCTGGCCATCCTCGACGGCATGTCCGTACGCGTTGCGGATGAAGTTTTCATTCTGCCGCTGAATGCTGTCATGGAATCACTGTAACCCCGCGAAGCCGATCTGCATCCACTGGCCGAAGTTTCACAATCCCTTTTTGTGTCAGGGTACCGTCAGGAATACTCGTAATCTGTCCCCAGGGGTGCGTATGACTACCCGCAGCCTTACTATTCGCCAGGTCATATGCCGCCTTCACCGCGCTCGGAGTCGCCGCCTCTGTCGTGCTGTTGCTATTGGTCGCGTTACTAAGCTTCACAATCCCTTTTTGCGTCAGTGTGCCATCTGGTATATCAGTAATCTGACTCCAGGTATGACGATGATTTCGAGCCTCAATCAGTGCCGCTTTCACCGCTTTTGGCGTAGCCGCTTTGGTTTCGTCATCACTGTCAGTGGCGTTACTCAACTGCGTAAAGCCTTTTTGTGTCAATGTAGCATCAGGGTGGTTAGTCGAATGTTCGTGTTCATCCAGTTGCGAATCGACGTAATCCCGTGTTGCCAGCACAATACTGGGATCAACGGTGAGTGTTACCGCAGTCGTGTTGGACACTTCCATAATGAGACGAATGCAAACTTGCTTACCGCAGCCGCCGGGTAATAGCGGTTTATACGACTCCGGGAATTTACCGATAGCAATGAGTTCACCATCGGTATCAAAAACGCCGACTTCACGTATATACCAGCCGCCGATATTTTCGGGCAGTACAAGTTCCGCAATTAACCAGCTAGGATTATTGGGCGCAACTGTTAATGTATTTAAATCACCGCGCCAGACCTCATGGCGTAATTTAGTTTGACTCGCCGTGGGTTCATAATATTGCCCACCGCCGTCTCCAACGGCCATCTTTTGCAGATGCAGTTGTTTTTTATCCGCAAGAGCACTGGCAATTTTTGCCATCCCTCTATTGGTCAGGAGGGTATAAAATTCATTATCCATAATTACTCCGGGTAAATAGATGTAATTTCAAGGCTCCATTGCCCTGTTCCGTAATAGATTGATGTGTTTTGCTGTACTTCCCGTATCTGGAAAGGTAAAACCGACGTCAGTTCACCACCATAAAGTGCACAACCAATAACAGGAATAGCACTTTGGTTAATGATCCAGACAATTAATGCTTCCAGTTTTGAACGTGTGTTTTTATATTTATGAATGAGTTCTACCAGATTATTGAAAAGGTTTTCATCCATGCCTTTATCCACCAGCTCTATATCAACCTTAAAAAAATAAGCCTTCCCCCCATATTCAAACCATTCTGAAATAGTTCCTGGTAATGAGAGTATTTCCAGCACCCGCCGTACCGCCCAAATCGTTCCTTTATATTTATGCAGCTCAATGGCTTGCTTAATTAGCTCGCGCTTCTCCCGTTCATCGGTGGTAAATAACCAACCTTCCAGCCCCTGAACGTGAAATTGTTCTGCAAGGGCTGGTAATGCCGAAGCATCAACCAGGTCGACCAGATAAACCATCAACGCCGTAAGATCGAGTTGGGCAAAACGCTCGGCGGCGATATTTGCCAGAATCGAAAAACGCTCATCGCTGGCAAGCGGCGGCGGTGGCAGCAATTTATCCATCGCTAACTCCGGCGATCGTTACGTCTATTGCAGTGCATTCCGCCCATTCATGCGCCTGCAAAATACGTTTTGTAGGCAAGTTCAGCACAACGTCATAGACGCCATCGACCTGTAACACTTTGATTATCTGGTTTGGCACAATGTCCTGCCCCAGATGTTTCTGCCGCTGTTGCGTCCAGAGGCTAATCGCTTTACGCGCCGCAGCCAGAGTTGTCTCCTGATCGGCGGTGGTAAACAGCGTTAGCTGCGCACGGATCTCATACGGCACTCGAAGAGCGCATTTCGCACTCACTTTGTCGGTCAGCGGACGTTTTTTCTCCTTGCTAACCTCCTGTTCGATTTGCGCGAGCAGTTCTATTCCCGGCAGTCCGTTCAGGGTTAGCGGGTAGATCTCCACGCAGCCTTCTGGCAATCCCTCGTCCGGCCCCAGTACTGCAACGTCAATAATCGACTGGCTTACGGAAAGCGTATGAAAGCGGTAGGCACCATAGCTGCCCGCATTACTAAAGCTTTCTGGTGCCAGTTGGATACGCTGGCGCAATGCGTCATCGCTCTCTTCACCGCAGCCGCCCGTTGACGCAGTCAGGTTGATTACGTTGATGTCATAATGACCAATCCTGTCGACCAGAGCGCTAATTTGTGCAGGCTGCCAGCCGTTACCCTGTTCACCTGCTGCGAGGCTGGTGGCAGGAACGGCGATATGCAAACTCCTGGCCGGGAGCAGAACATCTTCATCGGTGGCGAACATCACGCTATCAGAGGCACTGGCCCGCGTCCCCTGGGGAATCAGGATATTGCTGGTATACGCACTGACAACCGAAAACTGCAACGTCGTTTTTGCTGACTGCGCAGGCAAACGATGAACGCCCACCAGCTCCCCTAAATAATCCAGCATTGGCGCGCGGGAATACGCGACCAGGTTCTGTTTCGCCGCTTCCTGAATGGCGATGCGTACAAGGTTTTCACGATAGGCAAAAAGGTCAATCAGCAACCGCTCGGCCTGTGCCGGGTAGAGCTTTTTGCCGCTGGCATCTTCGTATTGCGCAATCATCTCGCTGGTAATTTGCGCAGGATCGCGTTCAATAAAATTGGGTTCGGCTATCGCCATAACACCTCCGTTGAGTTGATTACGCCGTCAGCGGCGCGCCATTGCACACGTAACGTCAGATGTTCACCGTCGATTACAGGTGTCACCTTCAGCAACCGGCAGCGCGGTTCCCACTGGCGGATGGCCTCTACCGACTCCCGTACCACATGCGGGATCGCCCGCTCGATGGGATAATCGATGTAGTGCCACAAATTGCTGCCAAACAGCGGTCTGTGGGGATCACTGCCGCGCGGTGTACGCAGAATGATGTGTATTGCCTGGTGAATATCATCCAGTCCGCAGACGTATTCTTCAGGCCGCTGCAAGGCCGGTTGCCAGTGCAGCGTTGAGGGGCGTGTTTTTGTGTTCATGAGGGTATTTTCGCCCTGACCGGGCTGTGGAGATATTAAAGCGATTTAGAAAACTGATTGATTAAAAAGAGAAAACCCGCTATCAGGCGGGTTAAAAGTCAGTGTGAATGGTGGTTGGAGTTGCCACCGCTGTCCTGCAATGCGCCGCTGGCCTGAACGTTGCCGATCACGTTGACATTGCCGGTTATCGTGGCGGCGTTACCGATGCCTCCACTTCCTGCCATCCCACCAAGCCAGGTGAGTTTTTTCATCACCGTGACGTTGCCGGTAAAGGTACTGAGCGGTGCGTCTACCGTTACAGCCATCGCTTTAACATCGACCTTACTGGCTTCAATGCTGACGTCGGTGGCTTTCACATCAACAGTGTCGGAAGTCACGGTGACGTGTTGGGCTTTAACCTCAACGTTGGGCGATATCAGGCTGGTACGGTCGATAACCTCAATCACGATTTTTTCGATACCACCGTTAATCGTAAGCTGGTGGGTGCTGCGGTCATATTCAAACGCTGCGCCATCGGAAAACTGGACATAGCGTTTGTCGCGCGATGCTACTGGCGCGGTATCTACCGTTGAATATACTGCGCCCAGCACCACGCCATCTTCACCGTTATCATCCAGCAGAACCTCCACCTGCTCTCCCATGTCCGGTAGCCAGTAGTCTTTATTGTCCTGGGAATTGCGTTGAAGTACCGCAAGCCAGTTGCTCTTCAGATTGTCACACTCTGGAAGCGTGACTCGCACCCGAACGCTGGTTTCGTCAATATCGCTGATAATCCCCGTTTGCCGGGTTACTCCTTTCATATTTCCTCCTTACTGGCTGGTCGCTGGCCCGCGTGACACGTCGATTTCAGTGGTATAGCCGCTGCGCACAAAACTGTGAGTAGATTTATCAATCAGCCACTGACCGGAAAGCACGCCAAAATCGGTCAGTTCAATTTTATTGCCCGCCGTCAGTTCCGGGCAGCCCATCATTGTGAGCGTTCCGGTTTGCTGATATTCGTTGTGGCTGTCGAGTGCAGCGTTGGCCTTTGCCTGTGCTGCGCCAATGTCCGTCGCCCGACTGTTCAGTTTTAGCGTGTCGGCACTGGTGCCGACTCCACGGGCAGACGGTTTTTGCTGGCTGTCGTGGGTGTAGATAACCAGTTCTTTTTTCTTACTATTTTGATGCTGTACGGTGGCGTTTTTGTAGATACGGTTAATGGTATCTTTGAAGGTGAAATGCGAAACGTCTTTGCGGTCGATCGTTTTTACCGGTGCCAGGCAGCGCAGCGTGGGTAAATGTGAAAAAATCAGCTCTTTTGTCGTCACTTTTACGGCATAACCATATTCACTGGCCAGACGTTTGAGAAATCCAACATCGGTTTCACCATACTGCGTTACCCGGTCGATGGTGAGCGGCTCGATTTTGCCCACCAGTTTCAGACCGTGCGTTTGCGCGATACGGCTGGCGATAGCCGAAAGCGTCGTCTCTTCAAAGCCCTGGCTGTTACGCGTGCGTAGCGCCTGATTGACGGAAGTGGCGATGCCATCAATATTTACCGTAGAAGGTGGCGATGAAATATCAATTTTATCAATAATATACTGACCACAATCGAGCAGCTTTTCCCCCTGATAACCCATATGCAGCGCCAGCGTATCGCCTTTGCCGGGATACCACTCTTTTATCCAGCGTCCATCGGTGTCATCCAGTGTAATCGCGATGGTATCCGACTCGTTTTTAATACTGTCCTGGTAACTGATGCTGGTGACATAAGGCGTGATGTCATAAGTGATATCTTTATGCCCATACCAGAGGGTAAAAATGGGCGTGAGTGTTGCAAAGACGCCGCCAGTTACGCTTATCTCAGCCATGGTGGGATCTCCGATAAGGTTTTATTGACGGAAATGACCGGAATGATGAGCTGAATACCGGAAGGCAGTACCGGATAAATGGCGACATGTGGATTGGCTGCGATAATGCGTTCATAAGCCAGTGCATCGCCGTAGTAATGCCAGGCCAGGTTATCCCAGCGTTCGCCATCGGTGGTGATATGTTCAAGGTATCGCATTACCAGCTCCTCGTAATGGTCGCGGCAGCAAGCTGGCTCACTGCGGGAGTGGTTTGTTGTACCGTTGTTCGTGCCTGATCAACCAACGTTGCGGCTTTATCAAACGTCGCTTCGGCGATGTTGCTGGCAATGTCGTCGAAAAGTGTCTGAGCATGGTCAACCAGCGTACTGGCGTCATTGGCGCAGTCCCGTATACCTGGCATGTTACCCAGTAAAGCTTTAATCTGAGCCGACAACGCTTTTGGGAGTCCTGCCAGCATTTGCAGATCCATTGGCTGTTTAAACAGGGTTTCGATGGCGTCGATAGTCTTTTTCAACGACGTAATTATCTTTTCACACTTTTCTTTTAACGCTTTGGCCTCTTTAATCAGTGCTTTCACTTTTGCCACTGTTTTTTTAATATCTTCAATGGTTTGCGCCAGTTCATCGAGCATCTCTTTGGCTTTGCGCATACCTTCTTCAATGGCGTTCAATATCTGATACAACCAGGACTCCACCTTATTCGGAAAATCGCTCGCCTTTTCCTCGATATTAGGCTCCTGGGTGGTAATTGCCGGGGGCAGCAGTGGGTTTTTCGGATCGCCGGTATACTCCTGGAGCGACATTGTTCCGCTTTGGGCAATGACATTGCCCCAGGGATCGGTGTGCTGGTGAGTGGCGGTTAACTCTGTAATTACAAACCAGCCGCGATAATCTCCGTTGCCAAACACCAGCGCCATTGCTTTGTGAGCAAGCATGGCTTCACGCAGTCGATTCAGCTCTGTTGTGGGTTGGCAAAACTGGCTGTGCAGGGAAAATTCCAGCGCCAGCATATCCAGCTTATCGCCAATAAACTGCACGCCGGGTTTGCCTTCTATACGGGCATGTGTGGCGTAATCCACGCCCATTGTGCTTTTAAAGCCGTCCCAGAATGTGACAACTTTAAATTCAATCTCTCCTAAAACGGCATACATCAGGC